GCAAAATTAAGAGCTAGAGAACTAGATATTAGAGCAATGGACAATGAACAGAAGCGAAAAGAAGCTGAAAAAAGGTTGAATTTAGATAAAATGAAGGCTCAATCCAGGGACGCTATAAACCAACAACTTTTTGCTATGGATATAGCGGAAAAAAGAGAGATGGCACAAAGAGAACGTGACGCTGAACGACTTAAAGCTCAACAGATACAGGCAGGTATAACAGGAGCAACGGCAGCGGCTCAAAGTATTGATGCATTAATACCATTATTTACTGCTAGTGGTACAGATAAAAGAGCTATGGAATTAGCGGAAATGTATAAAGATACTCCTGGTTTAAAAGGTAAAACAATGGATGAGATAGTAGAGATTATGACTCCATATGCTAAAGATAAAGCTAAATATAAAAGTTTTAAAAGTCGTTCTCCAGAAGATTTTTCATTCAAGGATAATGAGTTTATATTTAAATACATGGACCCTTCAAACACTAATAATTTAGATAATGTTATTGCAATACCTGATAATGACACGATAACTTTAAGTGACGAGGTAATTAATAACCCAGGATATGGTTTAGGATTAACACCTGAAACAGGGTTTACAGGTATGACTACGGATACTTTAGATTATTTTACTAAAAACCCAGGTGGTACTATGATGAGTTTATTAAGTCCATTTTCAGGACTTGATGACGAGTTCAACATTAGAGATTAATAGAATACAGATATAAGTTATGGCAAATCCATTTACAAAACCTAGTATAAATTTAGATACTTACGAAAGAGCTAATCCCGCAGAAGAGCAATTGAACTGGGGTCAGATTGCTACGGATATAACCAAGACATTTACCGATATTGAGAAAAATAGGGCTACAAGAAAAGCCACTATTGAAAAGTCTTATAGAGAGCAGCAAGAAAAAATAGCAGAACTTAACAATAAGTATGACACTAAAACTATACAACAGCTTGTAAATACAGGGGTGATGTCTATAGGGGAGCAGCTTGCTTCTCAATACAACTTATTAAAACGAGGTCTTGTTACAGAAGCTGATTTTTCGTTAACACAGAATAATGCTAGTGCAGGGTTTAAAAGTATAAAGAGCTATGCCGACGCATACAATAAAAGAATGAATGAGTTTACGGAAAGACGTAAAACAAAAATGGAGAATGGAGAGCCTATAAGTTCTGCAGAGGAGGCTTATGATGTGGAGACACTATTAATGTTTAATAATTTAAATAATAAAAAACTTGTATCCGATAGGATGGGTAATCTTTCTGTATTAACTTTTGATGAGAATGGAAAACCTATTGAAGGGGAATCAGCAACGGTGCAGCAGCTAGAAGGGTTGCTTTATCAAGAAACAAATAACATTGATGTTACTAAAGTTTTAGATAACATGAAAAAACAGGTAGGGAAACTATCGTTAGATTTTGCAGGTGTTACAAAGAGTGGATATAGAGACCTAACGCAGACACAAATACTAGCCGCAGATACAAGGTTTATACAGGTGTTAGGAAATAAAAATGCAGAGGGACATAAACAAGCTACAAAACTGTTAAATGGTTTAGTTGACCAAATGGTTTATGATAAGTTTGTTGCCGCTACCTATGCTGTAAATAATATGTCTACATCAGAAGGTAAAGCATATACATTAGGAACACAGGCGGAGCATGATAAATTTGCTAGAGAAAATCCTGGTAAAGAAAACCCTATTATAGTTAGGGAGTATAATAAAAACTCAGGACTTGTACAGTCGTTCCCTACCGATGAGCAGGTAAAAAAAGTAAAAGACTGGGCACGTGCATCTATCCTAGGTTCTTTTGATGCTAGCGTAAAAACAAAAGCAGAAAGAGTAACTAATACAAGTTATAGTTTCAGTAAAAGTCTTAATCAAGATAAAGAACAAATAAACACTGCTACTACCGAAGCTTTATTAGCACATCAAAAAATATATGACAGAATAAAATTCTTAGACGAGCAAGGAGGTTCTCCTATAGCAAAAAAAGAAAAACTCCAATTAATTAAACAGCTTGAAGAAAATATAAAAACAACAATAAGCGATAAAGGAGGAGTTTATAGAGTAAGAGTGAACCCTGATACTTTAGGAATAACAGTAGAAAAATTTAACGCTAGTATTAATAACTATGACCCTGCTATAGAGGGTGAGGTAACATCTGTAGATGGTAGTTTAGATGGATTGTATTTTGATAAAAGTTTAACTAAGAAAGAAGCAGAAGACCAAAAACAAATTGAGCTTAATGCATTAATGCAAGGAGGATTTTTTAACAATCAAAGTGACCCATTAAACCTTAACCCTACAGATGAGGAAGAAGAAGAAGAAGAAGATATAATACAAGAAAAGATGTAAATTATAAGATATGCCAATAGATTATAAAGAATTTTCAGCAAGAATTAAAAAAAAATATCCTGCTTATGTAGGTGAGGATGATTATGAGTTAGCACAAAAAATAATCAAAAAATATCCTGTATATGAAAATCAAGTAAACTTTGATTTAAAAAAAAAAGACGAATCTCAACCTACTTCTCAAACGGAAACTACGGAATCCGTTACCGAAGAAGAGACGGAACCTACTGTCTCATCGGAATCTTCTGGTCCAAAAACTAGCATCTATGGGTTAACAATGAAAGACCCAGATGAAGAAAAGCCACAAAGCTCTATACCACCTAAACCAAAAAGTAGTGATTATGGTTTAGATTTAATAGGTCAAGCACAATATAAAGAAGATTTAAAAACATGGAACCAAAAGTATGGTCCATCTTTAGCTGATATCGGAAGACAATCTGAAACCGTTGAACAAGCCACAAAAAAAGTTGATGAAATAAAAGCTGAAAGAGATAAACTTTTATCGGAAGAAGAAGTAGATTCTCCAACCTATAATGCTATAAAAAAAGATTTTCAATTTTCTATAGATGAAGCAGAAAAAAATGTAAATATTCAAGAGCAAGGTAAAGAAGTATTAAAAGAAGCTTTACAAATAAGAGATGAATATCTCAAAGATAAAAGTGAAAAGATTGGTAACATCGTAGATGATTTAGAAAAGGATAAATTAATTAATATGTCGATGGATGATGCAGTAGCATATCTCCAAGGTAAATTAAGTCCTACAGAATTTAGGGTCTACAAACGTAGGCTAAGTAGAGAAGGTTTAGGTGCGGTTGAAATTGAACATCGTAAAACGGGAAAATCAGAAGTGATTAATTTAGTTGCTCCTGTTACCTTGGGTGTTTCACCTCTTAATCCTTTTCAAACACAAATAGGAGAAGAAAAAAAATTATATCAAAAATTAGGTTCATTTATTTTTGAAAATAAATTATCTGAAAAAGAACTAAAAGAATTTGAAGAAGAACAAGGTATAAGTTTAGATGAGTGGAGAGAAAAAACACTGGAAGACATTTATAAAAATCCTACAAAGTATGATGAAGATATAGTTAATAGTTTACAGGCTAATGTTCAAGGTAAATTAAAAGAACAAGAACTTAATATAGAAGATTTTAAAACTAAAAAAGAAATTTTTGATAAAAAACAAATAGCATTTAATGAAAAAATAAAAATGTCTAACGGGGTTATTACTCCTGAATTAGAATTAGAATTTAAAAATCTTCAACAAGAAGGGAAATTTCTTAAACAATATTATGATGAAATAATAACAACTGGTTCTAAGTATAGTAAATATTTAGAAGGTATAAACACTGCGGCTTATGCCTTGGCTAAACAAAAATTTAAGGAAGATGTTAATAAAGGAACTATAGGAGGTTTTTTATGGAACAAAGCTTTAGATACTTTTAGTGCTTTTGGACAAACTGGATTTAAATCAGACCTAGCTATACAGTTAATGACTTCTCTATTACCTGTAGAGCTGTTAATGCCTGAATGGAGGGGAGGTGCTGGTTTAAGTGACAACGAAATAAGAAATATAGTACGTCAAGAATTAAAACCATTTCAAGATGAAATATCTCAGGGTTATAAAAAATTATTTGGCTCTGAAACTACAGAAGCATTTGCTGAATCAGATAATGTAAATGATTTTTACAAATCCCTTGGTATGGTTTCAGAATCTATAGGAGCTATGGCCAGTGGAGGTAAAAGTAAATTTTTAAGAAGGCTTGGAGCTTTTGGTTTTTCTTTTGAAAACCTAAGAAAAGAAATGAGGCAGAATCCATCCTTTGATGATGTCCCTCTTTTGGAACAAAATTTAGTAGCAATACCTTATGCTGCTGGTATGGCTTACTTAGATGAACTGGGTTTATCTCAAACGATATCTAAAAATCCAGTAATAAAAAAATTTTTAGATAATGTTATAGGTAAATATTTAAAAAAATTAGGAACGAAAGAAGTTACTTTAAAAGGATTATCTTCAGGAATTATAAAAAGTATAAAAGAATTAGAAAACACAGGCTTTAGAATTATTAATGGTGGGTTTTTTGAGGGAGGCACAGAAGCGGCTCAAGAATTTTTTGTAGAGATTGGAACTAAACAAATATATAATACTCTTAAAGATAAAGAGTATTTTAAAAATGTTCCAACAGATAATAAAAAAATTGCAGAGCAAGTAGGTTATGCATTTAAAATGGGTGCAATGCCTGGTGGTTTAATTGGTGGTGCTGCTCGATTGTTCCAATCACCACAAAAAAATATAGAGAGTACAAAATATAACAATGATTTACTTAAAGTATTACAAGGACTTTCTGGTAGTGAACAGTTTGCAGAGTTAACTTCAGATTATTTAAAAACTCAAATAGTTTCAGGAGAGATTACAGCGGAGGAGGGGAAGCAAATGTTAGATTCTTATAATGAAATGATGGGTAATCTTAACACTATACCTGGTGATATAGAAAATGTAACTGAAGCTTATAATTTAATTATTGAAAAAAATAAATTAAAAAAAGAAATTGCTAATAAAGATGAAGCATTAACAGAATCTTCTAGGAATAAAATAAAAGAAATAGATAAGAAACTATCTGAATTATCCAAACAAAAAACTCCACTAGAACCAGATACAATTACAGAAGAAGTAGTAGAGGAAGCTCCAGTAGACCCTAAGCTTCAAGAAAGATTAACTAAAAGAATTACTCGTTCTAAAGCAGACTTAGATAAAGCCACTACTGAAGAAGAGAAGGCTGCGGTAATACAAAAATATAAAAACAATAAAGACGTAGCAGAAACAGGAGGTGCTACTGTTTCTAAAGAAGATGCTGCTATATTTGAACAAGCCGAGCAAGAATTAAAAGAACAAGGTATTGAGATAGACGGAGTAAAAAAAGGGGATAATATAACTGAAGGTCAAGTAATTGATATAGACAAAACAGAAATATCGGAAGATGCTGAGGGAGTAGATACGGATTTTACAGTTACAGAAGTTACTAATGTAGTAACACCTCAAATAACAAAAGAAGGTAAGCAAACTCAAAAAGCTAAAGTGGATGTTACCGTCCGTCCTAAAACAATAGAAGAATTAGAGTCAGATATACAAAATACTTCTCTTGACGAACAACAAATTAAAAAAATAGAAGCACGAATACAAGAACTTAAAACTAAAGAAGATGCCATTTCAGAGCCAAGCACAGAGAGCGTGGATGTACAAGAATCTACCAGAGACAGCAAAACAGTGGGAGAAGGAGACGTTCGGACCGTTACCGAAACGCAAGAAGCAGAAAGTAAAGTCGAAGATGAAACTAAGAAAACAGAGAAGAAGGAAATAGATAAAGATGTAGAAAAACTTCTTCAACAATTTGATGTTACTATAGAAGAAATTGAACGTACTCAAGAAGGAGATGTAACAAAAGATAATTCTAATGAAGTAAAGGCAGTTATAAAAAAGCAAGTTGATAACGCAAAAAAATCTCTTGACAAAGTCTTAAAGAATGTACCGATATTGGTTTATGAAACAGAAGCCGAGTTTAAAAAAGCTATGGCTGATAATAACATTAAAGTAAAAAGAGGAGATAAAGGAAAAGTAAAAAGAGATAGTGATGGAAATATATCTATCTATATAAATTTAAGTAAAGCAAATTCCAAGACAGTTGCTCATGAAGTCTTTCATGCCCTTCTTTTAAGAGAGGGTAGAACTTCAGGAGACATTCAAAAAGTAACAGATGAAATGTTACAGTCTATTAAAAAAACTGCCTCTAAAACTTTAATAAAAAAAATAACTGAGTTTAGTAAAAAATATCCTAATCCTTTACAAAGTGAAGAAAGTATTGCCGAGCTGTTTGGTATGATAGCTTCATCTTATACCTCACTAAAGACCAGTGAAAAAAATATTATAAAAAGATGGTTGAGTAAAATAGCACAGTTTCTCAATTTAAAAAACCAAAGTGCTTTATTTGGTAATAAAATTATTGAATCTAAAGATAAAGATGTATTAGAATTTTTAAATACTATAGGTAAAAAAGTAGCAACAGGAGAAGTTATTAAAGCTACTGAATTAGGTGTAATTGATTTTCCTACCAGAAAAAGACCTACTATAAAACAAGTAAAAGCTGAAGCTAAAAAATTAAATGTAAGTCAAGAAAAAACTATTCAAGCTTTGAAAGCTTTGGGATATAATTTATCACAAATAAACAGAGCCTTTCCTTTAAGAGAAAGACCTCCCAAAGTAGTTCGTACATTAAAGCAAGATAGAGAGTTAGTGTTTGGTAAATGGAGAGAAGCCTGGAGAGAATCTAAAAAAAATCAAAAACAATTATTGAAAGATTTTATAAATGATGCCCAAGAAATTATAAACACTTTTAATGATGTTAAAGAAATAAAGACACGAAAGTTTAAAGCAATTCAAAATAAAATCAAAAGAACTAATTTTGATAACACTGCTAAAGTAGAAGAATTATTAAACTATATAACTAAAACGTTTAGAGACGCTAGTTATGTTCAAAAAATTCAAGAGGCTGAAAAAAATAAAAAGACAATACGAAAAAAGATAAGACAAGGAAATCAAAACGCTAATCTTTTACAGTCTGCTGAACAGTTTGTAGAAATAAACTTTAAAAATTTAGATGCTAACAATAACACAGACACTAAGCAGTTAGATGAATACTTAAGATTGTCTAATGAAATTGTTAAAGGTTTAACTCCTGACCCTACAAAAACCTTTAGTATTAAAGAAGTAGATGACTATACTAATGAAATACTCAAAGAGCAAGAAGAAAATACAAGAGAAAAATTAATAAAAGAAATTACAGAAATATTTGAATCTTTAAAGGTAAATGAAACTAACAAGGATAAGATAAAAGAAATTGATGACTTCCTTAAAACTTTAAAAGAAATAGATACGCAAGGTTTACAATTAATATTATCAAACCCTATTACTGAAGAGAATCAAAAAAACCAAGAAGCGTTATTACAAAAACTTCCTGAAGATAAACTTATACAGGTGTTTAATCAGATGTCTAAAGTTGTAGATGTAATATTAGCAGAAGATAAAAACATAACTAGGGAGGAAGCTAAAATAATTTCTGATATAAAAAATGCAAATCTATCTAATATAAAGAAACAGTTAATAGTAAAAAGTATTGACGTTCTTAATAATTTTATTGTGAATCAATCTTTAGCTGGAGCAGTTGCAGTTCAAAAAGCTTTAATAGGAGAAAACAATGCAACTAAACTTGCAAAAGAAGGTATAAGAAGTAGACGGTTAAAGTTATTTTTTAGTCCAACAGTAGGTCGTTTGTGGGCTAACCAATTAAGCACTATACCTTTATTAACAAAGAGTCTTTTCTTTAAGAGTACAGGTTTAAAAGTATTAAGAGAGAGTGGATTTACGGAAGTAACACAAGGTAATGCTAAAGCTATCTTAGAAACTCAAAAAACAGTAGACTCTTACATTAAAAAATTTGGGGAAAGAACAGCAAATAATAAATCTTTTAATGATGAGTTTAATATTATAGAGAGAGGAATGTTTGCATTTGTAAGACGTACTGTAGAAGGACAACAAAAATTAGAGTTTAATAGAAATAAAAAATTAATTGAAGATAGTATTAAAGTATTAGAAAAGGGAAACGATAAAGAACAAAAACTTTCTGTAGTATATAAAGAAGTTTATGATAAAATTTTAAAAGATTCTAATAGCATAGTAGATGTAGATAAGAAAGTAGATACAACTAATAAACAAGCAGTAAAATGGTGGACTGAAAGATTTGTTAAAGTTTTTCCTGAATTAGCTAAAATTAATTTAGAAATATATAATGAAGTATTAGAAAAAGAAATTAACTATATCCCAGTTGTATATAGAGGACAAGTAGAAAAATCTGCCAAAGAGCAAATAGACTCGACATCAAGTTTTATTAGACAATCCAATGTAGATACAAAGCAGACTGGTATATTAATGAAAACTACTAAACCAAGTGAGTTGCCAAAAGATAAATATGTAAGTTTAGATTTTGATATTAATAATGCTAATACTTTAGAAGGGGGGTTAAAGGATGTATATACAGCGGCTGCTATTCGTCAGGTATCTGGCTTTTTAGATTCTCCATCTTATCAAGTGATTATACCTACTAAAGAGGAGAGAGAAATATTTAAAACGGCTCTAATAGATGCTATAACCAGAATGAAAGGTAAAGATTTTGCAGAAAGTGCATTAGCGAAACAAGCTAACAGAATCCTTAATAGAGCCGCAACTTTAGGTGTGGGTTATACTTTAGGGGGTGCTACTCAAATCCCTAAACAAACCATTTCTGTATTAGTTAACACTTTAATAAATGCACAAGGACTAGATTTTAGTGTAATGAGTAATAAAGAATATTTAGAATGGTTAGATAAAGTGGGAACAGGGGTTTCAATTAGAGGATTGGAATCTCAAGCAGCTGTAGAACGAATAAATAAACAGTTAGATAAAAAAATAAAAAGTAAAGTTGGAAGCGTAATAAATACCATAGAAGATTTAAATGAATTTTATTTAAAAGCTTTACTACAAAATCCTGATGTATGGGTAGCAAAAGTAAGTTTCGCATCTTATTATAAACAATCTTTAAAGAGACAAGGTAAACCTTATAAAGATATAAATTGGGAAACACATAAGCCTAATAAGAAAGCAGTAGAGTACGCTCAAAATATGGTGGATGAACAACAAAATATTTCTGACGCTGCTTTGTATGGTAAGTTTTTTAAAAGTAGAAACCCTTACGCTAACGCTGTAAGAAAGTTTGGATTTACATTTGCCAACTTTATGATGAATGCTAAAACCAGAATGTATACAGATATAATAACTCTTTCTTCTCGAATGTCAAGTGTTCAAGATAAAAAAGATGCGGCTAGAGGTTTAGCTTCTTTAGGTGCAGAGGTTGTTACTTTTAAAGCAGTAAGTTATTTATTAGCAGAGTTGTATTATAGAATTTCCTTACTTATTGCAGGGAAAGATGATGATGATGAAAGCTTTGATAAACGTTTAAAAAAATATGGAAAAGGAATTACTACAACATTAGTAACAGATTTTTTATCTCCTATTCCACAAACAGATATTCCTGTAGCTCAAGCATTTAATTTTATAATGAGAGGAGTTGGTCTAGCGGATGAGGATGGTGGGCTTCAAGTTTATGATGGCACAGGTTTAAGAGAAAAAAAATTCTACGAATCTTTTGGAGCAGGAGGTATTGCTATAGGTAATTTTGTAGAGTTTTATGAAATGATAGACTTAGCACTCACTGGAGAATATGTAGATTATTACGGTAACACTAAAACTATTAGCTCGGAAGCTGAAAAAAATATGCTACTTGCAGCATCAGGATTGGCACTTTATCTTTTACGATTAGTACCTCAAGATATAGCTACTATTTCTAGGAACATTGAAAAAATATCTAAAAAAGATACGGTTAAAACTACTCGTAAAAAAAGTAAAAGTGATGACAAGAAGGATAAAGAAAAAAGAAAAGATAATAGAGGTAGGGATAGAAGTGATGATAGAAAAGATACGAGAGGTAGATAATAAGTATCCTCAAGGATACATTATTCTTCTGTAATCATACGTATAAACAGTGGAGTCTTTTCTCCTACGTATGCACCCACTACATTAAAGTAGAAGTATTCTACTGCGTCTTCGTGATTCATATATAGAGGATATATAGATTCTTTCATTAGTATATCTATACACTTATCTGTATCGTATACTGCTACAGGATTCGAACCCTCTGTTATACCTATTAAGGCATTATCAAATCCATCCGCTACCAGACATTCATTAGCTGTTAACTCTTCCATTAATTCTTCTTTATCCATTGTTCTTTCTATTATGTGTTGCTATCCTATGACAGTTTGAGCATCGTATATCACACTTCTCTATCTCTTCTATAATAGTATTGATAGAGCAGCACGCATGTGCCATGTCTGATATATTTCTTTTCTTCTCTCCTCTCACGTGGTCGAAGTCTAATACCAATGGGTTAGGCTCTCCACAATCTACGCAAGGGTTGTTGCTCTTGTATTCTTTTATAAACTCTCTATTTTTTTTTCTTTGTTTCTTAGACCATCTACTAGACCTAGCAATTATCTTGGCTTTGTTAGCCTCGTAATGCCGCTTCGATGCAGCCGCTTGGTCTTCTTTGTTTTTGTAAGGCATTAGATATCTTCCGTAAGCGATTGGATTAAATCATCTAATACCTCTATCAACTCCTTAGCTTTAACCTTTACTTCTTCGTGGTCTCTATCCATTAAGTCTTCATACAGTTCATTGCCAAAGTCGTGGATGTTGCCACATATAAACTCTATATGTGCAATCATCTCGATATCTTCGGGTGCTATTGCCATTATGAATCCATTCCTTGCAACAGAGTCTTACCAAGTTCGGTGTTAACTTCTTTTATTGCTCTATATATTTTTTTAGATTGTTGTTTGGTTTCTTTTTTTTCTTTGACTAAAGAATCAACCCCAAGTTTTGCATACATATTACAATCAATATGTAAAAGGGTATCAATCTTTTTCTTATCAGACCAAGAGGTAAACCCCAGTATCTTTTCTATGTCTTCTATTTTATATCTACAGTCCATTCTTATAAAAAAAAAGGTTGCCTAACCCACTCTCCCAAGCTTAACCAGTCAGACAACCTTAAACCAATTATGAATCACTTACAGAAAGTAATAGCTAAAAGTAATTATTTTTTTTCTAATTCCAAATATTTTTCTTTTATTTCTTTTTTAAGCTCATTCATATTATACATTAACGTCTCTACTGCGTTGGATAAATAAGCACATTCTTTATGTAATTTTCTTAACCCATCATCTACTTCTAACTTAAACACCGTACTTATACCACCTGTCTCTTCTCGCTCGGGGTCATTCCATAATGCAGAAATAGATTCATAGTCTTGTTTAAATTTTTTATCATAAAAAGAAATAGCATCAAATTCTTTTAATGCATTTAAAACAGTAGCGTGATTTCTTTTGAAGTATCTACCTATATCGGCTAAAGAAAAATGACATTCTTCACGTAGGATTTTATAACAAATCATTCTTCCTTTTATATATTCTATCTTTCTAGTTCTTTTATCTACATTTATATTAAGGTGTTTACCTACAATGTATTTAAGTGTTCTTACTTTGATTGAGTCCATTTGTTTTTTTATTTAAGTTAAGTAAATCTAAGTATTCATCCATATCTATTAGTGTTATATCGGATAACACAGGAAAGGATTCGTTTTGTTTTATTATTTCTAATGCAAAAGTTACAGGTTCATTGTCTTCATTTATTACTACACCTCCTAGTATAGTTGAAACAAAAGTGTTTATTTCTATATCATCTAAATTATCTTTAATAAACTTAGCGATTTTAATTCCTGTTCTTATATCTAAATCCTGTAAACCGTCAATAAAATCTTCGGTTACATCAAACAACTCCGTTGTATATTTCGATTTTACATCCATGTTTTTGTAATTCTTTTAGTCTATATTCTTGTAATCGAGACACCTTTCCTTTTTCTTTTTTTATTTCAGAAAATAAAACCTCACAGTTGGGAGGGATAGCTAGTAGGTCGGGTATCCCGTTCTTATTGGTCTTGATTAGTTTGATAACATAATAACCTTCAGCTTCTAATTCTTTTATTCTTTTACTTTGAATTTGCTGTTCGGTCATATTACAAATTTACAAAATCTCTTTTAAAATGTTTAAGTGTATAATCCTTTTTTTTAATTACTGATTTATATATATCCTTTTCAATACCGCCTTTACTAAATATCCAGTAGATATTATTTTTTAATCTATCTTTAGTTGTCATCCTGTCCCTGCTCTGCCAATAAGACGTTGCACTAAAGTCTATATTATAATATACCAAACAGTCTGCCTCCTTTAAAGATATACCTTCTCGCCCACTCACAATCTGCAGTGCTATGTTTTTATCTGTAGTATTAAAACATTCTAAATCTTGACAGATATCTTTACCGAATACTTCTTTGATTGCATTAAGTTCCTCTTTAAATTTATAAAAGATTCCTATCTTCTTATCTTTAAAATGTTTCTTTATAAACTCTGCCTTACTCAAATCTAATACCATAGACTTACCACTCTCAAACTTTATAGTTCCACTACACAACTGGTGTACTTTCATCATAAGTTTTACTGAAGTATCGGCTAGTATAACCTCATCCTTTCCCTCTACTACTAAATGTTTTTTTAATTTATCTATAAGAGATATTGTAGAATCTTTAATGTCTACCTCTAATATATTTTCTTTCGTATCCACAACAAATCCTGCGTCCTTCTGCGTAAAGCTAATAGTAAATGGTGACATCATATCTAATATACTTTGTTTACCTCTTGAGTAATCATTAATGTATAAACCATTTATCTTTTTCTGTATTACATTTACATACTCGTGAGCAAACTTATAGAAGCTACGATACGATGTAAAAGGATTTGTTGGTATAAAATATACTTGGTGATACATCTGTGAATAAGATTCGGGGGTTGGAGTTCCACTTAATAATATTACATAAGGATTATTTTTACCCACCAACTCTTTAACTTTCTTTGCTCTACCACTTGGTTTAGGAAACGCACCCATACTATGAGCCTCATCACATATAACTAAATCCCATCCTTTTTGATTTACTTTATGTAATGATTCATAATTAATCACAGTTAATTTAAATTTAGGATTAAGTAATAAATAATCTTTTTCAATACTCGATATAGCTTTCTTCTTAGTTATAAAAAGAACCTCGTTTACTTTTAGATTTTTACATATACCTAAACTCGTTAAGGTCTTACCTGTCCTAACCTCCATAGCTAGATATAAAAACCTATGTTTGTTTATAATATCTACACCTTTCTTTATTATATTTTTTTGGTAGTCTCTTAACTTTATCATACTTCCAGTTTAGTTTGTTTAGTATAATGAGATTTATCTACAAACTCTATCCATCTACCCACTCTATCTCTGTCTTGTATTGGCTCACAATTAAAAGTGTATTCTGCATACGAGCATAACCATTTACCAAACTCAGTTCTACTTACTTGATTCTTCCCTCGAGGAGCATAGTCGGGATTCTCATCGATAAACTCTAAGAATAAATCATTCTTATATATTTTAGTATTCTTTACAAGTTTAGGATTAGACTTGTTATCAATAACTCCACACCACTCTATGAATGCATAAGAAGTATCTGCCCAAAACCTTCGAGTCTTTGAATTAATAAAATCACTTTTCACTAATCCTTTATCTAAATACAACTGTAAACATTTAATCATATAGTTATCAAACTGACACCACTCGTTATCATTCCACTCCCCAAACATAAGTTTACCAAACTCTACTAAAGGAGTAAAGTCTTTCGTATAAAATTGTGTAAGTTCTAAGTCCCACTTTCTTCTAGCAAATGAATTACCTTTACCACCTATAGCATAGTTTGTAGTGATAGCAACCTTTGGCGACTTAGCAAATGGTATCTTGATAGCATCTTTGTTTTTCTTTTCTAGTGTCAACCCTTCTGTTACTACACTAAATAGTCTTTCGAAATTAAAATTCTTTTTAACATCATCGAAGCATAGTATCTGTGTGTCTGCCGATACCAACTGATAAGCAAAAGATTTTTCAAAATTAAAACTCTTACCATCAATTACCACTAGCTTCTTCATATGTCCTATACCTGTCATAAATAATCCTTTACCTGTTCCGCCTTCGGGATTCTCAGATATAACCTCATCATTAAGTATGGTAGCGGGACAATAAGATAAGTTCTTCCATCCGTGTAGGAGATAACCAATGGTAGATTCCATAGATTTTAATCTTGATGGATTGTCTCCCGAAATATTTTTTATAAATACTTCATAGTCGCAGTTAGTTACATCACATATATCAAACACTCTATTTATAACTTGGTCTTTCCATACGTATCCATCTAAATCTAAATAGTCTATAGGTGTTATCTCATCTTTAGTAATCTTTACTGCACAGTTTTCATAATATAAATATGCAGTATCTTTTGTATCTGCAATAAAGAATACATCGATAGAAGAAAGCAACGTAAGAAACTCTTCCCTAAAATATCTTGTACACTCTGCGAAGTAATTGTATATAGATATATCATCTATCTCTAATAAGAAGTTTAAAACAAAATCTTTTATTTGTTTTTCTGATGCGTGTTGTATAAGATTATTTGTAACCCTTACGAATACGTAATTGTTTGTTCCTTCGGGACTAAACTTATGAAAACCATTGTCTTCTAAAAAGTTTTTAAAAGCAATGTGTACTATCTTCACTACACCCTTCTCACTCTTTGTCCAAAATCTTTCCTCATCTTGCTCTTCCTCAAACCTACGTAATACATTATCAATTACAGCTTCGGGTACTTCAACATTCTTTTCTTCGAGAGATGCTTTAATTTCTTTTTTAGATAATCCTCTTCTTATTTTTTGTTTCAAAGAGTTTACCATTTCGTCATCCTCATAATACTTAGTACCGAAGTTCTGTGTCTGAGCATAAGCAGACGTGATTGTTCTTTTTAGTTCACTTAAAGTAAAATCCTCTGTAGTATATTCAGACATTATATATTCTGCTAATGTTTTGTTTACACCAAAATCATTGAAAGCAGAAGCTAGTATATAGATATTATTATTTCTTTCTCCACTTTTAAATCCATACTTTCTTTCCCACCACTTCATTAAAATGTCTACTATTTTCTTTTCATCTGTGATAGGAATGGTTTGTTTGTCTTTATGTTTTACAACCTCTTGGTATTCGTGTTCAATAATTGTATTGAATATGCTTGACTGTTCATTTATAAAAATCAACGGGTCGTATGATTCATAACATACTCTTGATAAGTTCTTACAAGTCTTATCAAAATATTCTGAATCGTAATGCTTCTCCAATGAATTAAAAAACTTCTTATGATTATCTACCTCGGCAGGTATCTTCACTAATACTTTTAATCCCATTCCACTTGGAGATATAAATACAGAGTATGTATATCTATCCTTAGTTAAAAGTTCTTTCTGTTCTAATAATAATTTGTCTGATTCATAACCATCAAAGTCTAAACATATCAGTCCACTATGTTCTAGTATAGATGAATCATTTCTCTTATTAAACTTTCCACTGAAACATATAGCTGGTAATTTTTGTTTCAGTTCATTTCTTTTTTCTTTGTCCGATTGTAATCTAATGCTTCTTACTATATCTTTAGATGCACCGTTTCTTATTCTTTCTATTATCTTTTGCACATCTCTAAAGAATGGTTGAGATGTATCTTTGATGTCTTTAAAAATTGTTACTTCCATTTTATTTAATTAAATCTGTTAAGGGTAATAATATTCCTTTGCTCGTATCTGAATCCCCACCTCTTCTATCTCTATCTGTTCCGATATATTTTCTACAAAGTTCTTTTAATTCTTGTGTCTCTATTAAAAACATTCTACCGTCTGTGATAAAGTAACAGTAAAAATCTGCCTTAGTGTGTGCTAGTCCACTTGGTTTATCTCTACTCTCATACTCCACATAAATGTTACCAGTGTTAATAGCTTGTAAGTCTCTCTTCACTTCTATGGTTTTATTCTCTAATAAGTTTTCTAGGATTCTTTCTGCTACTTTTCCTACTTCTAAATCGTATTTAAAATCACTGTTGTGTTTCATTGTGTCGGTTTTGTGTCGGTTTTGTGTCGATTTTTTTTTACTACTTTCTAGTATTTATAGTACTTCTATAGTTTACTGTGTTGAAATGTTAAAAAAAAAATAAAAATATAAAATAAATAAATAAGTAAAGAGTATAAGTTCAATAAAGTTTTAAAAAATAAAACTAAAATCGACATTTCGACACACTTAAAACAAAAAGAAAGGGGACAAAGTCCCCTTCTTATTTGATTTAATTTAAAATTAGAAAGGTAAATCTGCTTCTTGTTTTTTAGATTCCTCTTTCTTTTGTTCGGGTTTAAATGTATCGACAGTTAAGTAATGTGTTTTACCATACTCATCTGCACCATCTTTCTTGGATGATACATTTAGTTTTACATACTTCTTGTCGTTGTATTCAAACATATACTCCTTTGGAATATCTGTTAAGCATACACTTACATTAATTAAATTACCGTCAAACTTTGACACTCCACTTCCGCAATAGATTTTTTCT